AGACCTCTATTTGATGTTGTACTAACTAATTCTACTTCTGCTGTAATTGCTGTAGTGTGAATATTTGCAAGTACCAATCCTAGAACTACAGTAGTTGTACTTCCTGCTACTGTGTACATAACATAAGGAGTTCCAGCACTAGCTGGTTCTGCTGCAAATGTTACTGTCTTAAATGTGTTTGCCATTTTTTTTATTTCTCCTTAATTATTGTTTTATATATTATCCTAAAGCTATTGCAAGAGCTGTTGGGTCGTCTGTAGAAAATCCTTGTGCTGACATTAGGGTTACTACTCTTGATAAAGCTGCTTTTCTATTAGTACCACCTGCTCCATCATCTACTATTATTAAATCAGATGTAGTTAAGTCTGCACCTATATCAGAACCTCCATCAATATTCAATGCTGTTAAAGAAACCTTATTAGCTGTTCCAATAGTTCCTAATTTTGTATCTGCAATACTATTAATTGCAAGAGTAATATTTCCTGATGAAGTAATAGGTGTATTGCCAACTGTAAATTCTCCAGCACCAGCATCTGCTATTCCAATTTGAGTAACAGTTCCAGAATTACTTGGTGTTACAACTACATAAGTAATTGAAGTTGATCCAACTGATCCTGTATTATCTGTTGTACATAAAAATATTTTATTATCATTAACACTTCCTTGATTAACGACAACCATACCACCAGATAGTTCTGCGATAGTATCATGTTCTGGATCTCTTGATGCTGCACCAGCACCTGAACCTACTGCAATATATAAACCATTTTCACTAGCTGTACTTTGATCTTTAACTAAAACTCTATCTCCAGCAACTAAGGTTACACCATCTATAGCATCACCAGCTTCTAAAGCATTTGATAAATTAATATTTCCTGTTGTTGCACATTCTGCAATAATTCTAGTTCTTAAACCAGCAACTGCTTGATCTACATAATCTTTAGTTGCAGCATCTGAGTTAGCAGATGGTGAACCAAGTCCTGTTACAGCTCCACCAGATATTGAAACATTGTTAGCAGCTTGTGTAGCAATACTACCTAGTCCTAAAGAAGTTCTAGCAGTAGCACCAGTTTCTGTTACAAAATTTGATCCATCACCAACAATAAAATTACTATCAGTTGGTGTTAGTCCTGCAATATCTGTTAGTTGTGCATCACTAGCTTGTTTAGCATCTAGCTGAGTTTGAATTGCAGATGATACTCCATCTAAATATCCAAGTTCTGTTGTTGTAACATCACTAACTTCTACTTTACCAGATCCATTAGATTGTAATGCTCTTGAAGCTGTAAGATTAGATGATGCTATTGTTGTTGCACCACCAGTTAATGTTGCTTGTTTTGAATCTATTTGTGTTTGTACTGCACTTGTAACTCCATCTAAATAACCTAGCTCAGTTGATGTTACATCTGATACTGCAATTTTTTGAGAACCATTAGAAATAACAGCTCTACTTGCAGTTAAACTTTCTGTATCAATTGTTGAAGCTGATCCAGTTATAGTAGCATTTTTTGCATCTAGTTGAGTTTGGATAGCACTTGATACACCATTTAAATATTGAAATTCTGTATCTGAAATTGTTCCATCTGCAATTTTAGTTGCAGAAATTTCTGTTGGAATAGATGAATTAGTTTTTGATAAAGCACCAATGTAAACATTAGTAATAGCTTCACTTGATAATGAACCTGAATCCCAAGTTACATTTACTGTAGTGTTTGTAGAAAAAGTTGAAGAACTAATCGTTCCATAAATTGTACCTGGAGTAGAAGCTGTTAATTTAATTCTTCTTCCAGCATGATAAATTGCTGTAACATTAACACCAGCAATTGTAAATGAAGTTGAACTTGCATAAGCTGCTGTAAAAGCACCTGAGCCATCACCATACTCTACCCATTGACTATCGTTATACCATTCTCTAGTATTCTTCATCAATGCTCTAATGGCATTGTTCAAGTTAGAAGGTAGCATTCCTTCTGCTGTACTTATACCATTAAGATCAGTATTATTTGCTTGGGTTGTTGAGTAATCTTTTATACCTGCCATTTTAATCTCCTAAGAACCAAGAATAAGCCTTATCGCTTTCTTTGTTTCTATCATTTATTAATGTATTAATAGCTTCTTCAATTTGTCTTTGAAAAAACTCTTGAGTTTCAAAACTATATCTTACATTATCTATATCAGTTTTTTCCGTCATCTCAAACCTATTCTTGAAGCAATTATATCAACTCCTTGTGCATGAGTCCATACAGATCCAGCAGGAGTAGTAACTTTAATTTTAAAATATCTACCAGATTGTCTTACTGGATTATCTCCACTTGCAACCATTGAAGAAGATGTTGATTCTGTAGCTGTATCAACTAATCGTTCTTTACTCTTGATAGTTACCGTAGATAAAGCATCCACAATTGGTCTAACATTAGTTATACTACTTCTATGTCCTGGAAACAACTCCATTTCTCTAGTTTCTATAGTTCCTTCATTTTCAGTACCTGAGAATATAGCTGCATTATAATTATTATCTATTGCTCCTAAATATCTTTGTCCACCATTCCAAAAGTCTGTATCTAATGCAATATTAATATTATCTAAGTTCTCAGAAATAATATCCATTAATTCTACTGTATAAGCACCAACAAATTGTGAAAATATAGAACTAGCACTTGCATCTGCTGTACTCCATTTTTGAGTAGCATAATTATAAATAATTACTTTATCACAAATACCAGTTGTATTAGATGTATTAGATGCAGAAGGATATAACCACATAGCTAGTTGATTAAAAGGATCTACTGCTGCACAAATTCTATCGGTGTATGCTTTGTTTAAATCTAAATCAAAAAATCTATTAACTTTTTCTGCACCAATTGAAACTACTTGATCTCCATTCAATTCATAAAATCCATCATCCGCATAAAAAAATACTCTACGATTATCTTGGCAAACTGTTCTACCTAATACAGCACCTCTATTTGGAGATATAACTGATAGTCTAAATACAGTTGCACCACCGACATAGTCCATACGAACTATTTGGTTTTGTCTAAAGACATAAGAAATCTCTCCAGAAGTTATATGAGTTATTTGTCCACCTGAACCTGGTAGGTCTTGCAAATCTGATTGTTTAGTACCTGACTCCCAAGTTGCTAAATCATTTATTCCAGACCATTGTATTCTATTAGATTCACCAACATGATTACCTGTAACTAAAAAATCTCTAACTACACCTGAAACTTTAAAAGTTGGAACAGTACCTGATGTTGAAATAGTTGATAAGTCTGTAAAAGCAGTTGATGTTCCCATTAAATAATATTGAGCTGCATCTACTCCATTACTAGCAATTATGTAATTTCCAAATTGAGTAAAGGTAATATAATCTGTAGCACTTCCAGTTAAAGGAGTTCCACCATAAAAATTTGTAGTTGTTAGTCTTACAGTATCAGATGAAACATTTGTTAAATTATCATTTCCTACTGTTGCTCTTGTTACAGTTACAATTGCACCTACTACTGTTGCTGAAAAATCTGCATGACCATCTATAGTAGTTTTTAAATTAGTAGCAGTTGTATCATTATCAGTTTGTACTTGAAATTCGTTAGTAGAAGGTGATCCAGCTGTTGAAGTAAACACAACTGTAGAACCATCATTTTTTTTTAAAGTTATTGTTTCACCTGCACCAATACTTGCATAATCAGAAACTGTAATTGTGCAAGTTGCAAAAGCTGTACTTAAAAGTTTTCCTCTTGCTCCTCTTTCTGTAAATGCTCCACCAGTTAATTCATAAATAGTTTCTTCGTTAGCAACAAAGTTAAATACAGTATTAGCATTATCTCTAAAAGAACCTGCACCTCTACTATCTTTAGTCATAGTGTTTGATGAATAATTAACTAATGAAGGAAATCTTTTATAAGAAGAAGCTGCAAAATAAACATTGTTAGCAGTATTAGCACCAGGATTATTATATTCTGGTTGATCTGGTAACCATTCGCCAAAAGGTATCTGCATTATTTTCCTACTTTTTTAATAGCTTTTTTATGAGCTTTATTAAAACTCATTCCTTGTATCATTTCTTTAAGCATTATACTCATATGTTTTTTACTATGATGAGGTGAATGTTTTTTTATTAATTTTTTTTCTTTTTTATCTATCATTTTTTTTAACCATTGTTATTAGTAAAAACACTAGATACATCATTAAACGCACCTGAAACAGTTACATCACCTCTTTGTTGTAAAGGTGCTGAACCATATTGATCTTCTCTATCATTTCTTTCAAGTCTTTCCATAGCAGTAGTATACATAGCCTGCCATTGTTGTAATCTTTGTGGATCAATACCACCTAAAAAATTAGCAGCATGATATAAAGCACCATACAAATAAATTGCAGGATGACTTGCTAAAATATAATTAGAAGTATTTGAATCTGATAAAGATGGAAACTTAGCATAATAATTTAATGTGCCTGTGTATGATGAAGATGGAATAGGTGCAAATCTAAAATTATCTCCAAGTATAGTATATGCT